AAACACTATTACCTGTGTCTATCAACTGTCTTTCACCTTTCACGGGAATGTTAAGAAATCCGTTTACTGTATCTTCTTCTTTCTTTTTCTGTTCGGGTGTTCGTGAAGCAACAGCGGCATCATCGATATCTTGACCACCGATAATGTTTTCAACTGTACCCGTAACCCTACTTGCAAGTGCTTCACCTGCCTTAGTAACTGTACCAACTATGTTTCCAAGTTCAGTAGGTGGTTCTTCTAATACAGTAAAGACGAGTCTACCCAGATAATCATCGGGATTGTTGAGAGGATACTCCAATCGTTTGTTTCGTCTCAGTTTCTTTTCTGCTTGAGTTGCTGTTTGAGTTTCTGCCATTGTATTTTCCGACTAAATAGTTTATAAGTCTTTTGTTTTATTTATAAGGGTTATATGGCATATAAAGGTAGATACAGAGTAAAAAATCCAGAGAAGTACAGTGGTGACCATACACAAGTCATTTTTCGTTCTCTGTGGGAGAGACATTGCTTCAGATGGTGTGATGTAAACCCCAAGGTAAAATCGTGGTCTTCTGAAGAAGTCGTTATACCTTATCTATATGAGGTAGACAAAAGACCGCATCGATACTTTATTGATCTCAAAATAAGTTTTGAGGATGGTAAAACCATTCTAGTGGAAGTAAAACCCGACAAAGAAACCAAACCCCCTACAGGATCAAGACGTACTCGCAAATTTATGACAGAAGCTGCAACCTATGTCAAGAATATGAATAAGTGGGAAGCAGCTGATAATTACGCAAAGGATCGAGGATGGGAGTTCCAAATATGGACAGAGAAAACTCTAACCAGTATGGGTATTATGCCTAAATCCACAAAACCTCTGAAACCATTTAAAAGACGTAAGAAATCTGTATAAATAGAAGTATGTCGAACATATTTAATAGATTAGAGTTACAGGCATTCCGTGCTGGTATTACACCACGTACTAAGGAATCCCGTGCTTGGTTTCAAAAGAAGGCATCTAACTTACGTTCTATCAAGAGACAAGAGTTGATGAAAGAAGACCCTTTGACCCAACGTACTGCGTTACCAAAGGGACGTGCATTAATTGGTACTATGCAGATGTTTTTCTACGATCCAAAGACAAAAGATACTCTACCCTATTACGATTACTTTCCTCTTGTCATTGTGGTTGGGCCAGCGAAGGGTGGATTCTATGGTTTGAATCTACATTATCTTCCGCCCGTATTACGTGCAAAGATGTTAGATGCGTTGATGGAGATTGGAACTAGGGGTAAAGGTGCAAACGAAACATTCGCACTTACATATAAAACTCTACAAAGGGTTTCTAAACTAAAATACTATAAACCTTGTTTCAAACACTATTTGAATGCACACGTACAAAGTAAGTTTTCAGAAGTTGAGGCACCAGAATGGGAGATCGCAACTTTCTTACCAACCGCACAATTTAGAAAGGCAAGTAGACAGAAAGTATATTCAGATTCTAGGAAGATGATAGATGCATAACATAGACGATTTTAAATCAGAAGTAGGTAAAGCAGGCGGGTTTGCAGTCAACAACCTGTTCAGAGTTTTTCTACCACCACTAAAAGGCGATTCTCGATCCCTAGATGTTTTGTGTAAAGGGTTTAACATCCCAGGCAGACAGATTCAATCTACAGAAAAGATGATGGGTCTCACACAAAAGAAAATAGCAAACGGATTCATAGTTGAAGACGTAACTCTAGTATTCTACTTAATGAATGACTATAAGATACGTAGATATTTTGAAGACTGGCAAGAACTCGCAGTAAACCGTGCGAACTACGAAGTGGGTTATTACAATGACTACACTCACCCAGTTATTCTTCAACACATTAAAAAGGGAGTTGGTTTCCCTGTAAAGAAAAGAAAATTATTTGATTCTGGTAAAATACCTTCAGGGATTGCGGGTAGATTACCTAGATTGGGCCCTCTCGACTTAGCACAAGGTGAGTTTGATCTCGACTTTATCACTGGTGATAAAATCACTTATACTTGTGTATTAGAGAAGGCCTACCCTACATCACTAAGTGCAATTGAATTGACTAGTGAAGCGGATTCACTCCTTGAGGTAACTGTACAGTTATCTTATAAGGATTGGATAAGTAAAGACGGTGATCAAGTCACCGAAAACGATGGTTTCGCAGAAGGACTTGCGGGAACATTGATACAGAAATTTTTATCATAATTAGGAGAATATGATGGCACTACCAAAGCTGAATACATCACCAAAATATGAAATGGTGATTCCGTCTACTCAAGAGACGGTTCGTTATAGACCTTACCTCGTTAAAGAGGAAAAGGTGTTATTGATGGCATTCGAACAGAATGATCCAAAAGCTGCGATGAAGGCAATCATCGATACAATATTAGTTTGTGTTGATGGTAATCTAGATCGCAAAACCCTTAAGACTTTCGATGTTGAGTATATGTTTACTCAGATTCGTGCGAAGTCTGTAGGTGAAACAAGTAATATTAACATTAGTTGTGAAAGTTGTAATACTGCAAATTTAGTAGAAGTGAATCTTGCAAACGTTTCAATGGATTCTGTTGTTGATGAAACAACTGGAGTTATTGAAATACAAGATGGTATTTCTGTTGAAGTTGCATTCCCATCTGCTGAAAGACTTTTAAAAGTTGCAACATCTGAAGCATCACAAACCGAAACATTGGTTAATACGTTGATTGCATCACTTGTAGGTATTCAAACAGAAGAGGAAAGAATCGACTGTAGCGAAATTTCTGTTAATGATCTACGTGAATTCGTAGAGTCTATGACAGGAGATCAATTTAAGATGGTCGCTGAGTGGTTAGGAAAAATCCCAACTCTTACTGAAAATGTTAAGTTCACTTGTAAGAAATGTGAACACGAGAATGATAGAGAACTAAGAGGACTCATAGATTTTTTCTAATAGGCCTCTCTCACGAAACGTTAGTCAATCATTATCAGACTAACTTTAGTATGATGCAACATCATCATTACAGTTTAACTGAACTTGAGATGATGATGCCTTGGGAGAGGGAGATATATGTTTCATTATTGTTAGATTATATTAAGGAAGAAAACGAACGAAGGAAACAACAAAATAAAGGCACGTAATTATGCCCATAAACAAAGAAACACAAGCTGCTAAACTACAGAAGATTTTAGAGCAATTACAAGCGAATCAGACTACAGATGCTAAGAATACAGATCATATAGCTGATACGCTGAAGACTGATACGGGAGAAAAACTCCTTGATATCAGTTCTGTTCTTCAAACTGGATTTGGTACTCAACAAAAAGAGAACAAGAAAAATCAAGGTGATAACGCAGAAAAAGAACGAGAGAACAGAAATCTCTTTGGAAAAATTGCGGATGGAATTAGTGGTGTTAAACAAGCAACAGTAAGTGCGTCATCAAAAGCTGCTAAAGGTGCTGGTGGACTACTTGCGAGTATGGGTAAAACACTCAAAGGTGGACTTATGGGTGGTGGTGCTTTACTCGCTGGTGCTGGTTTATTGGCGGGTGGTGCTGGAATGCTCATCAATTCTCTTAATGAGATGGATGCCGATGAGATCAAAGAAAAGGTAAAAACTCTAATATCAATTAAAGATGATGTGGGTGGTGCTGGTGATTTCTTTGTAGGCGGTGGTGCATTCTTACTTGCAATGACAGGTATCGGTCTTGGTCTTGCAGTATTCAGTGTTGGTTCTACTGTTGCGGGTATGTCCCAAGGTCTTCTAGATTACTTTGGTCAAGGTAACTGGGCAGAAGGTATCAAACAAAACGTAATCACCTTAATGTCCATCAGTGATGAACTTGGTGGTGCATTGGCATTTATTGGAGACTCAGCTGCATTCTTACTTGCGATGACAGGTATCGCTGCTGGTCTTGCAGTCTTTGGAGCGGGTTCTGCTGTTGGTGGTATATCAACAGCGATGGATGTATTTACTAGTGGTCAATTTGCAGAAGGTATCAAACAAAATGTACTAACCCTATTATCCATCAAAGATTCACTTGGCGGTAACGTAGATTTATTGACAACCAGTGGTGTATTCTTAGCGGCGATGACAGGTATAGGTACTGGTCTTGCAGTATTCGGTGTTGGTTCAGGTATCGCTGGACTTGCTGGTGCAACAGAGTTATTCCAATCTGGTGAATTCGCAGAAAACATAAAAACAAACGTACTAACCTTATTATCAATAAAAGATTCACTTGGCGGAAACCTTGATATGTTGGCAGATGGTGGTGCGTTCGGTCTTGCAATGACAGGTATTGGTCTAGGACTAGCTGCCTTTGGTATTGGTTCTATTCTAAACTCATTCCAATCACCTGAGTTTGGTGCGAAGATAAAAGAAAACGTACTACAACTATTATCAATCCCTGATTCAATTGACGGTAATATAGAAGAGAAAGCATCTCAAGTAAATGTTGCAATGGGTCATCTATCAGAAGGTTTAGGAAAGTTCGCTGGTGGTACTTTTGTATCATCTCTTGCAAACGCAGCTACTGGTATCCTAAACTTCTTTACTGGTGGTGAATCTCCTATTGATGAGATGTTAAAACTTGCAGAAAAAGACCAAGAGATCGCATCCACTGAACGAAACATTTCAAGAATGGTTGTTGCACTTGAGAGATTCTCTTCACTGAATCTAACTGGGCCATCGATTGACTTTACACAATTACTTGGTAGTGTCGGACAAGCGATACCATTTATTCAGGCACTTGGTGGTACTCATCCTGAACAATTAGCTGGCAAATCTGTAAATGTCGGTGGTGGTTTCTTTGGTGGTGGTGTAGATTTTGGGCCTCACGGTATCCTAGATGAAGGTCTTAAGATCGAAGAGATCAGTGGAAAGATACAACAAATAACAGGCGCACTAGGTATTTCTCCTACACTTGCAGTAGCAGGTGGTAATGGTGCGGGTATGCAAATCTCAGAACAACAACTAGAAACTGCTGAAATGCAAAGTTCTGGAAACACAGTAAACATCGTTGACAATTCATCTACTGACAACTCATCTAACTCCTCTAGTGGAATAGCAATATCTGGTGACTCTCAAGGTGCAACAGATAATAATCTAAAACCAGAAGACTAATGTGTAAGATATTTTTTAAATACTGGATTCTACCTTGGGGTGGACGTAGTTAAAATTGGTGCCCTCTGCCAGACTCGAACTGGCACGTCCAAAGGACGAAAGATTTTAAGTCTTTTGTGTCTACCTATTCCACCAAGAGGGCAAAATTGGCGCACTCGGTAGGACTCGAACCTACAACCTACGGTTTAGAAGACCGTTGTTCTATCCAGTTGAACTACGAGTGCTATACAAAAAAGGGAGACCCGAAGGTCTCCCAAGTTTCGACAGTATAGTGATATCCCTACCCGCCTGGCCCCTTTCGGGACTACACTAGTCTTCTTGCGCTAATTTCGCAAAGTAACTTAGTGTCTCATCTTCGTCCTCAGCATTTGAGGATACGATATCTGGTGTAGGTGCTTCATTAGAAACAACTGGAGTCGGTTTCTCCTTCATAGGAGATGGTTCTTGCGATTGTGCAAGGGATTCATTCTTTACAGTAGAACCCGCACCTGTTGACTCACCAAGTACCACTTCAAGACGTGACTTCAATTCGTCATAGGTCTTGTAGTTGGAAGGATCGACAAACTCTTCTGTATCAAACAGTTGATTGTAGATGCCTTCGAGTTTAGTTTCATCTGCCTCAAAGAGTGCAGTAGAATCTTTAAACTCAGACTTGTCGTAGTTTCTATAACCCGCAACGTTTCTGATCTTCAATGCAAAGTCAGCACCATTCCAGAAATCAAAAGGATTGATTGGTTCTTCGCCTGGAAATTGTGGTTGCATCACATCCATAATCTTGTCAAAGATTTTTTTACCAAAGTCGTAAAGGAATACTTTACCTTCATTGGCAGGATTTGATGGGTCAGATACGACCAAGATATTTGCGACATAATGAAGTCTGCGTTTCTGTTTCCTCGCAGTCTCCTTGTCCTCATCGTGTCCTGAGTTCCATAGTCTGGAGTTCAGTTCACTAACAGGATCATTGTTACCAAGAGTAGTCAAAGACTTCTCGATGTACCATTGACCTGTAGGGCCCTTGAAGAAGTGATCCCAATATCGAACCCAAGGAAGTTCTTGACCTTCGACAGCAGGAAGAAAACGAATAACCGCAAAACCATTACCCGCCTCATCGACAGTAGGTTTCCAGAATCGTTCATCTTCATAGGATTTTTTAGATTTGTCTCCACCGCCAGTGAGTTCCTGAGCTGCGGAAACCAGTTTGCTAACATCGGTTCTGTTAGACTTTAGATTTGCAAAAGACATATATTTTCTCCGTATAATTTTCGTATAATCTTCTTATCCACTTTATTCATAATATTGTTAAGTATAGTATCATAATGAACAGGTTTTGTCAATACTTTTATTTATAAAATTGAAGTATTTCCCCGTGCCATTTGTGCCGCTACAGAATGACGTTTTTTAATTTCATCATCTGTCTCGCCCGCCCATACTACAAGGACGGTTCGTTTTCCCTTAGTCACTGGTGTCACTTCGTGAAAAAAGTGAGAGGGAAACCAAACTGTTTCTCCGACTTCGAGTTGAACCCTCATCGGATAGTTATTCGGTTTTGGGCCATAGATCAATAAATCTCCGCCCTGTAAATCTTTACTTTGTTCTAGTAGAGTGGATGATGACCATATCCTACCAGAAACGTTTGAGTTATCTCCTAACTCTTGCCTGTGGTGTTGAGAATCGGTGTGCATCTTAAAGAACTGACCCTTACCATAATCCAAATAATCAAACTGAGTTATGTTATGACCGTGATCATAATTCTCCTCTAGGTATGATTCATAGGTCTTACAAATTTTTGGGTAGTCTTTGTGTACGATGGGATACTTATTAGTATCACGAATATCCTGATCTATTGCACCACTAACTAAACCACCTTTGTTATAAACACTAGCTGGCACAGGATCAACTTTCTTCTTAACATTAAGAAGTTGTTTGATCTGTTGTTTTGATAGTATCTTTTCTCTTCTAACAAATTTAGACATCGGGTAGCGTATTCCCTTTAGGTAACATATTTAATTGTTGACCTTCAAATTCAATCTTTTGTTTTATCTGTGGGGTTACGAACTTGTTAATATCTTCGAGTTCCATATTGTTCTTCTCTGCAAGATGCACTATCGCATCTATGTAGTTAAGATTCAATTCGTGAACTGCCGTTTCAACCATCTTAGAAAACTTTTTCTTTGTTAAGAAATTGTTCTCTGCGCTGTCTTCGCTCTTGATCATAGTATTCTCTTTTTAATTTAGAGATACGGCGTTTAATCAAGAAGCACGAAATCGGAATCTCTATCTTCTGTATCCAAAATCTCTGGAACTTTGCGATTCTTTCTTTCAGTCTTTTTGATTTCAACCAATTCATCATCATAGTCTCTTACCCACAACTCTTCGATCTCTTTGGTATATGTAGCATTGATGTCTGGATACCAAACACCATACTGTCGCTTCGGTCTTCCGTCATTGTCGTATGCCATTGCAATACTTATTCTCTGCATTCGACCTTGGCGATCTGCACCATATCTAAAGTCACTCCAGTGTCCGTGACTAATGTAACTTTTCATATTCTTAATGTAAATATCTAAATCGTGATATTCTTGTCGCTCTTTAGATGACTTACTATTTTTATATGACCTAATTCCCTGAAGTTCACTGGAACATTCTTTGATCCATTTCTTTACTTCTTTCCAGTGTAAGAAATGGTCTTCAGGTAAATCTCTAATACTGTGGTGGACGGACTTCGATCCATCGTGACCACGTTTTTCTCTAGCAAGTGCTAACCTTTCTGCAGCTGCCTTTTTCTGTTCTTCGGTCATAGGTTTGCGTTGACGCTTCACCTTTTTCCTTTCGAAACCCATAGACTTTAAGGCAGCGTCTTGTTTCCTCTTTCGAGTTTCAGCTGCCTTTTGTGCTGGAGTAAGTTTCTTTGCCATAGAAATTATTTATACCGCAGAGAAAGTTAACAAACTATCCACACGGAACGATCTCCACTCATTCAAGTCAAGATCAAACACACGTACAGTTGAATCACCACCAACTGCCTGATCTACAGTACCACCCTTAGGCATTTTATCCAGTGGTATCATATCAGATACCAGTGTAGCACGCATCTCACGTGTAAGACCATCCTTTACTTTTGTAAAAGATAGGTTCACAGTATTCTCACGTAGTACGTTGAGAATTTCTTCACGAGTCAAATTACCAATTTCAAAATCCATTATTTTGCATCCTTCTTTTTTTGTTGATCGATATCAAGACGAATCTTTTCTAGTTCGAACAACCAACTTTCAAAGTTGTCATCGTTTAACATAAATTTAACAACCAGATGAACTGCATCACGAAATGCTTCTAGTTCTTCTTCGGTGTCAAATACCTCAGCATCTTCAGCGTCTAACAACGTCATCTGAAGATTCTTAATTGTGATATCATCCGCAAGAGGCAGATCAATCACAGTAGGAATCCCGATTACCTGTTCGGTATCAGGATAATTACTTTCTTCAGCCATAGTTTACTCCTTCGTACCACCAATAGGGTACATTTCTTTTTGTCCATTTGGCAAATCCTTTCTTCTCATTAATATAGTAGAAACGATATGCTTCGATGGCATTGTCACGTTTACAGTAGTCAGGCATTGCCTGTGCAAACTCCGTTCTTGCACCTTGAGATATATTCTTAGGTGCTTTACTCAATAACCCCTCTAGTTTAGATTGGGTTAAGTGAATCTTTCCGTACCTGTATGTATACTCTTTGCAAAGTTCTTTCCACATTGCATACAGATACAGATAATTAGTATGGGTCTTACGTGTCCATATTCCACTAGGATGATTCACGTGTGATGCTTTGTATAGCATCGACTCCATCTCTTTGTCTTGTAACTTCCAACGTTTGATACGTCTTCCGTTTTTTGTTTTGTCGTAATACTCTTCACCATCAAGAACACGATGTGCAGTAGACATCAACTGAGCATACTCGATAATCATCTTGACTACGTGTTTGTCTAGATGCATATGAGCTGCTTCTCTGGTGTCAATTGATAAGTGAAAAATATTCATAAACTCTTAATCCTTTCGAGTGTCTGGGCAACCCCATCAAAGTTGAGGTAACCTAAAACATCGTCAGTGATGGGTGTATCATAACACAAGTCGCCGTCTTTGTCAAGCACAGCGACTTCAAAGAGTCCGTCTTTATGTCCATAAGAGAACTCGTGACAGACTACAGATGCACCATACCCATTTGGGAATTGATACACCTTTTGATAACTATTAACTTGAGATTGCATTATAATACCCATCCGCTTTTACACGCATATCTCCAAAGTTAGGTTCGTTGACCTGTTTGACTACATATAGTTTTGAACCTGTGAAGAACTCACAAGCGTCTCGATAGATATCAAGATCACGAACAGGAATCACTGTATCGATTGGCATCTTCCAATCGTCCATACCTTCTGTCAAGATATCAAACTTTTTTCGTAACTCTTCTACGTAAGAGTGTTCTGCAAATGTCATCATTGTTTTGCCTCCGCCTGCAATTCCTTCAGCTGAAGGAGTAGTTCTTCCACCTTGATTCGCTTCGCAAGGATATCAAGTTGATGATCGAGTTTGGCGTTGTTCTCAGGTGACAACTCACCACGCACCTCACAAAGGCAAATGTAGTGGTTAATTAAATTATCAAGTTCCATAACAATACTCTTACATTCAAAACAACACTATACCAAGACTGGCAAGTATTGTCAAGCAAATTTTTGATTTTCTTTTAAGAATTGATCAATCAACGCATCACCCGATACCTGTTCTCCAGTAAAGGTATGGATCAATACACCGTCTTTGTATCTCTCGATACGTCTATCCCTATACTGGATATCAGTGACCGATCCGTTATCGGTATCTTGTGGTCTGTCATCGTACCACATACTTTTTAGCTGATGAATGTGCATAGACATAAATTCGTCTTTCCATTTTTCAGCAGCTAATTTTGCACGTTGCTTCTCAACTACGTCATCATATTGACCCATTAAGATGCCTCCAAAAACTCCGTGAGTTGTTTATGAGATAGTTCAGCACCATCTTCCATAGTGTAAACTTTCTTCATATCGAAATATCTGTCTCTCTCTGTAGGAATCCAAGAAGAGAAAACAGAAGCGATCTCTTTTCTCATATAACCAAACTCACCATTGATTTGATTCTGCGTGAAAATCCATCTGTCACCTTTCCACACACAAACGATAGGGGTTTCCCATTCCTGACACACTTCTGCATCGTCTTCCTCGATAGACCAATCAAGGATGTACTCCATAGCAGCTTCATTAGAATACTCAATAAGAGCAGACAAGGTAGGAATACCTTCCTGTGCAATCTTATTGATTTGAGCGGTGGTTAGATTCTCCACCACGTAGGTGTCACCACCTTTGAACTTCCAGTACGCATCAGCGCCTGTGCCGAGAGAACCATCCTCGTTCCAAGCATAGTTCTCTTTGTATTGAGTTTGAATTACAAGTTTCGCCATAGTTACCTCTCTTAAGCGGCAGCCCTCGCAAGAACCGCCTTAGCATCAAAAACACCGAAGAAAAAAGGTTTCTTCTCTTTCTTACCCTCTTCATCTTCAACAGTTTTGTATCCGATCAGAGTAGCAGCTTTCTTCAGACCTTTCATCTTCGCACCACACATTCCGTTAAGTTTGATTGCCTGTTTGAAGGTCAAGACTGCATCGTCCTCACCACCAAGACCAGCGGCACACAGAATATCAACGTTCTGTCCAGTGTATTCATATCCAGTTACAAAGTTTTTCATTACTTACCTCTCTCTTTTTTCATCATATGTTATTATAATAACAAGCGTGGCAAGAAATGTCAAGCGTTTTTTGAAACTTTTTTTTAAGTATTATCGCCATCCCTGTACTTAACATCGCTTTTGTTGAAGAGTTTGAAGTCTTTTTCCCAAAACAAGGGGACTCTCTTACCCGTCTTCTCTTCTTCAACACAAACGAATGAAATGTAACAGAAGAATCCAGCGGTTATTACGCATACTATTCCGAATATTGTTTCCATATCACTTTCCTATATGTTTAATGTCACTCTTAGGAATGACTTGATATGCACCTTTGTTATAAGCGGGTGCAACAGTATACTGTTTGGATATCTCACGTTTCCAAGAAGTATCTGGTTCTGGAGTGTATTTGGATTGTTTCAGTCTTTCCCTGAAGTCATCCCACTCCTGTGGTGTAGGTCTGGTGACCCGTGGGGGATTCGAACCCCCGTTGCTAGGATGAAAACCTAGTGTCCTGACCTGACTAGACGAACGGGTCTTAAGCGCTACTGTTTTACGTTTACGACCTGACATATCATATCGTAACGAATTGACTAAATTAATTGTTCCCATTAGAAATTACCCTCATCAACTTGTAAGACAGTCAACCCATTCGCTCTCCACATATCAACAACTTGTTGTCTATCGTCAACCGCCATTATTGGATCGAACCCATCTTTTTTCATTTTGGTAAGCATATCTGCTTTGACTACAAAGTCTGGACGATAATCTGAATCTGATCTCATATAGACTGCATCGAATACAAGTCCTTGCATCATAAGTTGTTTTAGTGTCTGCGCTCTTTGGGATTTGTTTCTACCAGAAGATATGATGATCCTGTGACCTACCGCTTTCATTGCTTTTGCAAGTGCGAATATTTCAAACTTGGGTGTATCTTGCATCACATTTTCCGAATCACGGAATGCGTCCCAATCTTTTTTACCCATAGAACCATCAATGAACTTTCTCCTTTGGGAGATATCCATTAACGTTCCATCCACATCAAATATTACATCCATTATATTTCTCGTATAAATACCATTACTAACACTATTATAAGCGGACAAACACGGTTTGTCAAGCGTTAAATTGGTATAAATAAACATATGAGCACAGAAGAACTATTTGATTTTGGATTCACTCTCGTAGATGAGGATGAACTCGATGTAGTCCAAGAGATCAAGGCGGAAGTCGCCTCTACCTCAAGTTCTGTTTCCGAAACTCAAGAAAGATTAGATAAGTTGTTCAATGCAATTGCACCGCTATTGAACAATCTCAAACTGAATCCTGAAAAGGAATATATTAAGTGGCCGAATCGTTTAGATAAGATTGAACAATTCGAAGACCATATTCAAAAGATTTACAAGGGATCATAACGTGATATACACTCATCAACCACGAGGAAGAAACTCAGATGGGACAATAAAGTCTCAACTTACGCCCCGTATGTACAAGTTTCGTATGTGGGGAGATTTCAATGATATGTACTGGAGATACCAGAACTTCCCTAACGCCCACGGTGTTAGAATGGAAATGGATCGAGACGCTCCAGACGCCACAGTAGACGCACAAGCGTGGGGTTCTCTATGTCTAGGTGGAAGCATCTATTCTGGATTCCTCGCAGTACGTGGATATAAAAACGTCCTAGTAATCCCTTCTTGGAATGATCGTGCTTATCGATTCAATCGATTAACACAAACTAAGAAAAACAGTTATATGCCATATGGTGGTTCAGCGATACACTACTTCCCTGTAGTTCACTGGTATAACGAATGTGATGCTCAGTTAACTATAGCAACAGTAACCAGTGCAGAAAGTTTCTTTGACTTCTTGTACAAGATGTATGCTGGCGCTGCTCCAACAGAGAACAGACCTTTTCAAAACATAAATATTGCTCGTTCAGACGAGTATTATACAATAGGTGATGAGAACTATTTCCGTCATCTGAAAGGAACAACTGAAGAAAAATATGACGCAGTTGTATTAATGGATGTACCCGAATCAACAGATGCAAGATTTAATTCATATGCATTGAAGAGGGACTTCCAACACTTATGTACTGATGACTTTGATTTGATTGAGTTTAATACTCACGAATTCACTGATGATCATCGCATATATAATGCGAAGAATGTTAGAAGTGACATCAATACATTACTAGATATTATAACACCCGATGATCTTAAGAAAGAAAATTATCACAGGGCAGGAGACGGTATTGAAGCTGTTTTCAGAACTAATGATAAGAACTCTTTTAAGAAACAAATCGAGTCGCTTAATAAAAAAATAAGGGTATACTAATATGGATATCATTAATAAACTCGTAGAATGGCACGATGGACTTATCGAACCTTTTGGTCGATGGGGACATTTCGTAGAAGGATTTGTACTAGCATTATTGTTAGTATGGTGGTTCTAAGACTATGATACGATTCAAGACTTTCTTAGAAGAAGGTGTCAATGACCCCGCTATTTTCAAGGCAGTGTTCCTTGCTGGCGGGCCTGGCAGTGGGAAGAGTTTTATCGTTGGTAAAACGGGTCTTCCCGCTCTTGGTTTTCGTGTGGTAAACTCAGACGATGCATTCGAAAACGCATTGAAGAAAGCAGGGTTAACTACTACCCCAGACGATATTTTCTCAGTTAAAGGTCAAGAACTTCGTGGTAAGGCAAAGAAACTTACTGCTAAAAAACAAGAAATATACATCAAAGGACGTTTAGGTCTAGTCATCGATGGTACAGGTAAAGATTTCAATAAGGTACAGAGACAAGCAAAAGCATTAGAAGGTATCGGTTATGATACTGCAATGATCTATGTCAATACTGACCTTGAGACCGCATTACAACGCAATAGAGACCGTGATCGAACACTACCCGATGATGAAGTCGAATCTATGTGGAAAACTGTTCAGAAGAACATAGGTGCGTTCCAAAGACAATTCGGTAAACAAGACTTTGTTGTTGTGGATAACTCAATCGGTAAGAACTACGAAAAAGAAACAGTTCGTGCATACCGTGAGATGACTAAATTTGTAAATCGTGAACCTGATAGCAGACTTGCTAAACTCTGGATCAAACAAGAAAAAGAGAAACGTGGTATTACTAGGTAATCACGTCACACTGAAACGTTAATCCAATTCTAGGTATGATCGCCTCTCTTGAAGGTGAGTTAGGTTTGTGTAGAATCTTACCTGAGAACAATACAAACGTACCACCCTTCGGATATACTGCATATAGAATCTTATCTTTTGACTCTGCAAAGAATAGGGTCTCACCACCCCAATTAACATTCCAGAATGGATTGAGATACAATATAATTGTATAGTCGTGGGTGTCAATATGAGCCCAAGAACTGTCTCCAAAGTCATACCTATTCAGAAGTGTTTTCTTACGTTCTAGGTTGTAACCTTGATGTTTTAGTTGGTCATTGACCTTAGACCACATCTTATTAACGAAGTCATCGTTCTTTAAGAAATCTGCATCATTGATTGCCCAGTGTCTAAACGGTTCATCCTCTAGTCCCGTTTTACCGTTGTGTTTCCAAGGATAGTTAACTGCAACCTCATCAAACTCTTCTAGAGTAATATCGATTGGATCACTATCAAATAACTTAATAATATTTTTCATAATTTCCTCTTGGCGCCCTTGCTAGGAATCGAACCTAGAGCAATGGTTTCGTAGACCACTATTTTATCCGTTAAACTACAAGGGCATTGTGTATTATATCAACCCCAACCCTTTTTGTCAACCTTTTTGTTATGTGCTTCTACTTCGACATTCTCTGGAATATCTATCTTTATTTTATCGTGGATATGATGAAGTACGAACTTCACATCTTTAAACTCTCTAAACATATGATACCAGATTGGTCTCCAGTTATTGTTAAGTCTAAAGGTGTTGTTCTGACTACGGTCTGATTCTAATAACAAGTCTGTAAATGAGTTAAGATTCATTTCAAACAGACTATCGAATCCATATAGGTGTACTTCAGTTGCATTCATTTTAGCACACGCATAGTGTGTTGCCATATGTCCACAATTAAAGTTAGTGGCTGCCATTGCGGGATTACCATCCACAGCGGCATACTTGGGTACGTGTTGGTAGAATGCTTTTACATTTGGTGCATATCTTAGGTAGAAGTCTCCTCGCAACTCCATCCATTTACGTGGACGTGTTCCAAGAATCCAATCATACATATCCAGTTTGATCTTACCTTCAGTCAATGCTTTCATCATTTTGAAATCGACCATAACAGTTGCAAAGACTTCTTTTTTAGTCAATTCAAATGGAGGCATATTACATACTAGTAACTTACCTTCAGTACCTCTTTGAAAGATACCAGCATTATCACCATTACCTAAGATATTTACTCTCATTACCTTTTTCCGCCAAAATAGGGTACTGCGTGACCCTTCTCAACCAAGTATTCATTAACAGACTTATCTGCATAATCTGTTGTTCTAAAGATCGATCCAAGGATACGACCATATTTACCAGTAGCATCATAAGTCTCAGTTTTGAGAATTAGATACTCATCATCCAAAAAGTCAACCACAAATTGTTTTGCAGCTAATCCTTTTTTCTTTTCTTCAAGGTCTCTTGTTCTGCTTTCTGGCGCATTGATTCCAAAAAGTCTGATCCTTTGCTTTCGTAACCAGACACCGAATCCCAGATCAATGTCAACATCAACAGTATCCCCATCAACAACCCTATCGAGTTTGCATCTATATTCATACATCTTTATATTTCCCGTGCCCAAAATGATTATGAGCAACATTTAATTTATCTTCCGCTTCCGCAATCCTAGCGATTTGTGTTTCAATCGCTTCTACGATATCAGGATGTTCCCCAATACCAGCGGCGTTTTTACAATAGACATCGATGTTTGCCTTAGCAACAGCGATCTCTCCTTCGAGTTTTTTAACTAACGCTTCGATTAAATAATTCATTTATCTATCTGCCTTCTTATTTCTTCTTTTCCCTTACGTCCTGTATGATGTACTATGACAGGATTCTTATCTGCGATCCCATCGATGTAATCAATACGTAGGGTGTTATACTTATGTGGTAAGGGGTTTATGTAAATGAGTTTGGTTAGTTCATCACCACCCATCATCATATGTAAAACCTCTTGGTCTCCCTGTACAGGATTCGCTTCCCGTAAACAGTTTTTTGCCCACTCTTTTAATATATATGGTGTTCGTTCCACCATAACAACACCAGAGTTGTACCACTTACCAAGGTCGGGTCTTCGATTAGACCAAGGTCTATCTTCAACCATACTTAGTTTGTTTGGTTCACTGTGCAAAAAGATATCGTCTGGATTTGCTTTGATTTGACAATCAGTATCGATCCAACAAACCTTATCTGCGAAGTTTAACGCTTCGAGTATTGCAAAGGGTTTCTTGAACCAACCTTCTGCATCTGGTGTTACTTTAACTACATTGTAGTCTACTAAAAAGTCTTGCATCTCTTCGGTCATACCGAAATCACAGATCAATATAGGTGAGGTAGTGTGACTTTTGTAGTTTGCAAGAAACCACGGTAACTGCCATTCTGTGTTACTGTCACATCCTGTTACGAACATATTCATATTATTTTGTACTCCTCACTGTATCGATGTTTAGCTCCACATCCACCTTCGTGTTGTATGGTTGTGAAGTCATCAACTGCTTCCACGGGCCAAGGGTAGTATTCTTTGATGTCGGGGAAAGCGTGTAGGTTAATGAAAACGTCTGTTGGTCTTGCGTAAACTTTAGCTTGGTTAATGAGTAAGCGTGCTCCCAATGGGGTAATTGCATATGCGTGAGCTCCTGGCAAATATAACTTAGAAGTGAGTCCATTCAATCCTAGTCTATGTGGTGTATTAAATGATCCATAGGATGGTGCTCCAAAGTTGCAGATATCACCGAATCCTATGATCGGTAGTTTGTCTTTAAAAACTGCATCGTGTTCAAGGATAAGATAGTTGACATTTTCCTTGACGCATTGTTTCCATAACGAGTAATGCGATCTGAATGCGGATAGACAGTTGAGGTTTCGAGAATACTTTTTATCCTCATCAAACCCCATAGGTGAAAGTCCTTCTTCCTTAAAGAACTTTAGTGGATCGTCTTTGGGTGTAAAGGCACTAAATTTGTTTACCTTTATACCATATTTTTTTCCAGACTTGATACAGCGTTCGGCACTCTCTACCGACTCTTTCAAATCCTCAATGGTTATAACAAATGGTTTCATAATTAAACTGTATAACTTACTTGACTAGTGTTAGTCGTATAAACAAGTCTCCCTTTATCATCATATGTAGTTACAATATATGTTGTTGCAACCACTTTGTGTTGTCCGTCTCCTACATTGTGAACACGTTCTACTGTATTCACACGTCTTGATACTGTAGGCATTGCAGTTACTTCTGTTACTGGAGTAATCATTTTGTTGTTGTACTCTTCAGTCCTTGTACCTTGGTGTAATATGGGAATACTACTTGCATCCAAGGGAATAGTTGTTTACACATTATGGCATCGTTCGGCCACAAACCAACCTCTTTTGTTTTATTTAGTAATTTTTTAGCTGCCGCTGGTGATATCACATATGCAGAATTTCCTGCTAGTCCTTGCGGTAATGGGTCTTCGTGTGATTCCTGTACAGATGGTACAGGTTGTAAACCTTCTGTTTGAGATACCTTATCGTGGAATACCTTTGCTCTACGAGTTGCATTCTTTGGATGATTCAATCCTATGATCCCACCTTTAAAGTCTTCTTTGAGATCATCGAAGTCAAACTTACGAGTAAACTCTGCATCGTGTTCTAAGATCACAACGGTCTCATCTAGATCGATACACATCTGCCAACATCTCATATGCGATACCATACACGCAACTACTTTTAACATATCGTCTGTAACATAGTGTCTTTTATATAATCCAGTGTTCAAGTCCATACCATCTTGAGAAGGATCGATGGGCCACGTCCATTGCAAATTCCGTGCATCAATCTCATCGATCTTATCAAGGTCTTCTTGAAAAGTCATAGGGGTAGTTGCATCGATAGTCAATGGTTCTAACTTAGACTTTGTTCTTTTAATACTACCCATCAAATGACGTGTTGCCATTTGAGCGGGATAACTATTAGTAAGAGATATTATAAGTGCTTTCATCATTTAGTTTTAATCGCATATATGAATGAGTCAGGCGCACACAGTTTACGATTATCGTGCGGAGTGACGTTATATTTTTTTAGTTCTTCGACAAACATATTGTTGTCTAAATTATTATACCTTTCTGGTCTCCCTCTTAACCAAGGGTTTTGCAATTCGTTCCAAGACATAATATCCATCGGCCAAACATCTTCAATAAAGTAAACACCTTTCTCTTTCAGGAAGCGAATACAGTTTTTTAGGGTAAGAAGGTTTGCCATTGGCCAATGAGCACCATCATCAATTATAAAGTCGAACTCAATATCTCCCCAAGCATCTTGTATAGCATAAGGTAACCCAGCATTCATTGTATCGTGTTTCAACCAGTGTACTCGTTTGTCCTGTAATATTGATAGGTCTTCAGGTTGTGTACGTACAAAGATATCTATTGTGTAGATGTTTGCATTAGGAAAGTAATCTCTAAATGCAGATGTACTAGCACCCTTGAACGTTCCTACTTCAAGGATGTTAATTTCATCATAACGCTTCTTCTCAAAATAAGGTTCGTAGATAAGATGGTACTTGTGTTTTTTACTTTTGTCACATTGATATTTGTTAAACAGGTTTTCTAACATTCCAAAAATTCCTCGTTGCACCAGTATCAAAATCAAAACCCCAATGATCAATATCACGTTTATACCAATCTGCTACGACTTGTATGGTGTCTTTATTGTAGTAACTCTTATATGTAGACTGTAGATATCCAGTTACGTTTCTTGGTTCAGGGTTACTCAATAGGTTAAAATAGTCCTTGGTATCTTCGTTGTAGTTTTCGAATCGTAGAATATCACAACACACTTTACCGTTCTCATCTGTGACATAATCCAATGCGGGATACCATCCACGTATCGCACGATGCCAGAAGTATTCTTTATTACCCCAGATATGTCTGGTATCTAAAAATGCTTCGAAAGATGAACAATCGATATAGTCAGTTTCACCGTAATGATCTGATTCTTTCTCTTGATATATCACTTTACGTGCAAACTCAAATCGAGATACAACTCTACTCCACGGGTTACGTACTATCGCAACTGCTTTATATTTGTTTCGAATGTCTTCATTCCAATCAATATATCGTGCGTGTTCGTTACCTTCGTGTTCTCCGTGATGATGCATTACCTCGTGTAACTTACGAGTGTATTCTTTACTCACGTGCATATTTGGTGTTGCGAGAATGATCTGATTTCGAATGTTAGGGTTCTTTCGATATGTCATTCCACCGTTCTTCGGGATATGTACAAAAATCCTCTTCATATTTGTTTCATCAACTCCTCGACATTCTCCCCACGTTCAGGTAGTTTGTCTTTTAAGAAGAAGTGTACAAAGTCACAATCTTCTATATCATTGACCGCAGTAAACAATCCGTTAAATTTGGATCGTAATTTTTTGGTGGGTACTTTATATTTCTTAAGGAAATAGTTTAGTAGTGTTTGGTCTGTTGACCATTTCCACGCACCTTCTCCGTCAACGAATCTCTTAAATTCATCTCTCTGTATAAACTGTTTGCCTGTCTGTCCTTGTAAGAATGGTTTGAAGTTCTTAGAGTTAATCAACATAACTCCCATATTAAAGAATTCAAATCCAAGGTGGTTTGGTAAGAAATTAACTTTGTTACTGTGCAACAATCCGTATTGCATATGACTATAGTTCTTGATCTTCTCAGCATACCACGGTTTGATATTCATATCACGTTCACTTGCAACCGCAATTGCACAATTCTTTTGCATAGGTTCTAAGAATATGTTATCTGCATCTGGACGGACGTATACGTCAGCATCGATAATTGCAATCATATCAAAGTCATCAAGGTAATCGAACGCATTCTCTTTTTCAAAGATGGGTAAACATCCGACTCGACTTACCGCTTCTTTACTACGGTTTGTTGTAAATGGATCGGGTTTGATCCACATCTTAGGTGTGTTTTGTACAATGTGAGTAATACCATATCTTGAACAATACTCTCTAACACTGTCAATACAATGTTCGTATAGTTTGGATGGTTTACCAACCGCAACTTGATATATTAGACATCTCATTTTATCGTCACTCTCTATAATCATCTAGATCAAATTCAGTACCGTGCATTTTGTACAGGTCTCTTTCGTGATTAGTATACACTAAAACTTCAGGATCGTCAAGCAGAAAATCACAATCTTTACAGTAGTCTGGATAGTCACCATTAATATGACCCTCTCTAAGTTCTACGTAAGGAATATCATTCCATATTTCTTTTACTGACTTTTCGGATGTATGTCCAAGGACTGCTTCTTCGTCTCTACCCAAGACTTGGCAACACGGAGCGACTGCACCACTATGTCCATCAAGTCCACCAGCACGGATAACAATGTCAGGAGAAAACGGTCTACCACACGTTTTGATTTCACCTGTTCGTTTATCTTTGTTATCATAGACTCCAGACCAGTTATGCATTTTCCAAATTTCTGTTTTAACTCCAAGGTCATCAACCAGTTTTTTATACGCATCTAACTCTTCCTCTAGGTTATCGTTATCTGTGATCAAATGATATGTCGCAACGACACAATCACTACCACTCTCATCAACATACTTTTTCATCTCACGTATGTTGTTACAAATCAGATCGAAGTTACCCCCGACTCTGTTATGCATCCATTCAGTATACTTTTCTTTACTGTAACCTATAAAAGAGAATCGATAGAAATCTAAACCAGCATCGACACACCTCTTCATAAAGTCACCTTGCATCCTAAAACCGTTGGAGAAACAGAATGCTTTCGCACCATATTTCTTTACGATCTTAATATATTCAGGTAAGTTTCTGTTTAGAGTAGGTTCACCAGAACCTTCTAGATTGACAACACGCAAACCCATCTCAGCGCATTGTTCTACGTTGTTTTCGAATTCAAGAAGATTCATCTTTCTTAAGAATCTCTTGTCACGTCCCCCAGTTCTCATATCTTGAGGACACATACTACAACTGTAATTACACCCACCGTTAACTTCTATTACAGCACGGTCTAATACAGGTTCAATTATAGTCTTCATACTTTTCTCTGGAAGTTTATACTCCCTATTAAATCATCTTTAAAGAGTTTTGCTTTATCGTTCATCTTCTTTAGATTTGCATCTAAATTTTCAGGTAAGAAAAACTCTTTCATATCTTCAGGACTTTTTAACTTATATGCCTGTGGTGTATTATAAGTTGTTATCCCTTCTTTGCTGGGTATCAGATGTGGTTTACAAAAGTTCCTTGCTATATAGTGCCACATTCCATCATACGAAACTACGAACTTACATCTTTGTATCTGTTCATACGCAGCTCTTATTGGTGTACGATATGTCAGCTCAGTGAGTACCCAACCATCCCACCTGAGCAGCTCTATTATATCAGACCAATCATCTTCTGTCAACCACCTTTTCCATCTTCGGGGTTGTTCTTTATTGTAATGTGGTGTCCAGATAACAATTCGTTTTTCTGGTTTGATCCACTCACGTTCAGCGAACACCCAATCATTTGGTGGTGCGCCCGTAGGATCATACCGATCATTATCAAACTCGAACCTACGTTTTACTTTCTGGTCTACATCATCATAATGAAACTCCATAGAGTTAAAGACGTGGGTTACTAATACACGTTCAGGTTCTTTATATTTTTCGTGTATCCACGTCATACGTTCGACTATGGTCTCAGGGTCTTTGGGATGATAGATGTAATCTTCATCGTGTTCCCAGTGCATCTCTAGATTCACTTGACCTAAGTTGTAATCATAACAATACCTATGACAGACATTCAATGCCTGCATAAAGTCACCTACGCCATAAGTACCACGCCATTTGATCTTATGTAGACCTTCCATTTACTGTTTTGAACTGAATGCCTTTCCTGCTTCAGATATACCAAAACAACCAAGTGTCACTACGACAAATGATGTATAGATGGTATCTGATATTGAAAAGTCTTGTCCTGTCCATCCTGTTACCAAATCAACAATACCAAAACACACCATCATAAAGAATGATGCGAATCCTACTATTGCTTTTTCATTAATGTCATTCTCATCACGGAACAACGCTCCTAAACTAAATTTTTCTACGGGTTTAGCAGCCTTTGTCGCAATCTGTAATTCTTTAGAGAGTTTTTCCATCTCTTTGATTTTGTCTTGCGCTTCGTCCACTTTCAGAACAAGTTCAGTATATTTTTCTAGGTCAACTTTTGCTTCACCTACTCCTAAATCTACTGTTTCTTTAGCCATTTTTATCTCCTTAATCGAGATAACTATTCATCATTTCGCCATTTATACCGATGATAGTTTTTCTCTTGGTATTATATATGGGTTTACTACGGTGAGGCACCATAGCAGGAAATACCATTAGATCACCTTCGGTAATAGATTCTCCGAAACGAGGATTATCAGTAGACACATCTAGTCCGTGAAATTCGGTTATGTGATGTTCTTCGGGAGCTTCAACGAAATAGATCGCAGACATATTACAACCTTCGTGAGTGTGCCATCCAAAGTCTGCTTCACCTTCGTATTGAGCAAACCATAGATGTCTTATATCCCAATTTCTACAACCCCACATCTCTGCGTAGTGTTGTAAAAAAGGTTGTACGTAAGTTCTTACTATATTACGATATGGTGGGCAATAATCTCTCATACCCTCTTTACCATTATTATGATAGTCAGAGTATGTCATATTATTGTATGTAAGTTTCATCTCATTGAACTTACGGAAACCCGACTGATCTTCTGCGTGGTCAACAGAATCGGGGTTTCTTGGGCCCTTGTCATCATACCAATAAAAACCACCCAAGGTTTTCATATGTTCAATAGATGCAAGTACAGCAGTTTTTAGAATCTTCTGCTGTTCAGGTTCAAGAGAATACTTTCTGTAAAATGGAACTTCCATACTGGTATTTATAGGAATTAATTACCAGTAACAATTTCGTATATCTCTTTCCAGTTCTTAGCAAGAGGAATTCCTTCTTCTTGTAATTCAGGATCGTTCATATTGAAACCGTGTTCCATCACGATACTGTTGAGTCCCGCAACTTTTTTACCGACTATTGCATTCTCAACTTTGTCTTCGACCCAATAAAACTCTGTACCCTTGTAAGGTGCAAGTGCTTCGTCCTTGTCATCACCACAACCTAATATTGTGTGTCTCTCAAAGACAGTTTCACCGAACAACTTCTCTAGGTTCATAATTCTGAGTTTTTGTGCGTTCTTATCACTATGCAAACTTGTCACGGTGTGGAAAACATATCCGTGTTCCTCGTGGAGTTTTCTTACATAATGGATCGCATCTCTGAGGGGTGGTAAGAATCCAACAACCGCAGATTGGTTAAACAGGTTAACCATCTTCTTACCTTCTGCTTCAGGAATACCATACTGTTCAAATACACAGTAGTGCTTCCATTCATCTGTTACTTTCTTATAACCTTGTTCGTTCATCCAGACATCAAAAGCGTATCCCCAGTTCAGGAGTACCCCGTCTACGTCCGTGACTATTACGTTGTCATAACTGCTCATTTCAAATTTCTCTTTTTTCATACCTTAGTATAATAACAAGTAAGGCAGGTTTTGTCAAGCGTTTTATACGTAATTAAATTGACCTTCCTCACGTAATTGCAACATCTTTGCCTTACCCTGTCCACCCGTGTAATGTAGGAATTTAGACTTCCCTTTCCAACAAGGATATCCATCGTGATAATGTGTTGGAGTATCATTCCACGTTTGTTCTAGGTGGTTAATCTCAAAATCATACTTTGCCAGCATTCCTGAGATATATGGTTGATCATTATTCAACCAGAATGGATTATCGTGTTCTACGCCATCCATCATATAGGTATACCAATCATCGAAACATTCTCTAGCACGCATACGTGCATCTTTAGTCCAGACGTGTACACCTGTATTCATAATGAATACTTTACTTGGGTGTCTAGTACCCATTTCCTCTCCCGTTTTTACGGGAATTTCTAATCTATCATACTTGTCAACAAGTTCTTGCAACTTATTGTCATCGTGATCCCACGATGCATATCCACTTTTACCATTACCTTTAAGGCATTCATCTGGATTAGCACCAACTAAGATATCACTTTCTGTGATACCAGAGACTTCTTTTCCACTTGCAACGTGAATATCAAAAATGTTTTCTTCGGTGTCGCATATGATATCAGTATCGCAAAACAAAACATTGTCGAATTGTTCATACAATGGATCGTAGATTATACGCAACAATTCAAATAATAGAACTGTCGGCCCTGTCTTATCTTTTGTGAATACTTTCTTTTCTGAGTAGTGATGGAAAGCATCTATTTTCTCTGCATACTTTTTAAAGGACAGTGCAGATAGATCGGCAGTTTTCTTATATAATGCTGATCTTGATTCGTGTGGCCACTGTGGAACTGGCCCACGTTCGTCACACTCTGGGCCAATAATCATATATTGAAATATGGCGTTCTTCATTCAGGCAGTCCAACCGAATATTGTACTTTACCATTAACTCGTTGTGCAGTCAAAGGTCTATTACGATTCTCTTCGGGACTGACATACGATACGTGAATCCAACCCGATGTGGGGTCTCCGTGTTCGTAGAATTCTGAGATTACTTGATCATAATCTAAATTGTCTCGAATCCATTTAGCGACTTCAAGGTTGTCTTGACCGTCACATTCAAAGTCAACTGCTTGTCCTTTACTGTGTTGTGATCTAGTAGAACCACCAATCGCCTCGTTCAGTGCGGGACTTCTATATCCTGAACTGATACGAGTAATACCAAAGTGTTCTCTGATAGGTTGCACTACATTCTCAAACAATGCTTTGGCAGCTTCCAGATGTTCGTCCTTTGGTGTGTTATCGATACCCAAACGAGTTGCAGTCATTGACCGTGTGAACTCTTTGAGTGTAAAATTTTTGCTAAGTTTCATTTTAATATCCTAACATTTCCTTGGTCATTATGTAGTCCCGTACAAAATCTGAACGTACAATGTCTGTCCAAGTGAACTCGATTATGTCGAAGTTCTTTAACTGTTCGACTATATTTAGGAATCGCATAACACCTTCCTTTTCACTTTCCTTATAAAAATCAGATTGTTTGTGATCACCACTAAAGATGATACGACTGTTTCTACCAACCCTAGTAATAATTGAATCTAGTTCGTGGAAGTTTAGGTTCTGACATTCATCTACTAGGATGATTGCATCGTCTATAGTTGTACCTCTAATATGAGAAGTAGATATGATCTCTAGTTGTTTCTTCTCTATCAGTTTATCGTATGCCTCTGAGTCTTCAAACATCTCAGACATTATTGCTCTATAGGGTGCAACATAAGCAGACATCTTTTCTTCTAGTGTGCCTGGCAGATATCCGATCTCTCTGGTGGGAACTACGCTTCTTACGATAACAAGTTTATTTTGTGGAAGCGCTTTGTCTAATACTTCTTCAAGTGCAAGGTAGATACCAATAAAGGTTTTACCTGTACCAGCAGTTCCATAGAGAACTAGGTTATCTCCAGATCGCCAAGAACGGTATGCGTAATCTTGATTTTCAGTTAATGGGTCATAGGTTAAAAGATGATCTAACCTCAATGTCATAGGTTTTCTTCCTTGTTTTGGACGCATTAGTCGTGGACTGTATTTTTTCTGCCACCTCTAGATGGTGCAGAATTTTTCTTGATTCGAGATAGATGATTCTCCCATTCTTTGCCAGCTCGTTTTAGAGTTGACCCGTGTTGAGAGATCATATTGGGTACACTTAGTTGTTGTGTAAGATGTGGGTTGTCTTCTTTGAACTGATCAAGGTCTTTCCAACTCATTGAGTGTTCTTCAATTTCACCTGTCTCACTATTTAAAAAATCATATCTTGGCATTTCATTCCTTTCATTAACGAAGGGGGCAACTGCGCCCCCCACGAGATAAGATCACCTTCCTTATTTATGCGGTTAAAGATTGATTGTCATAATCTAAATCCTTGATAGTCTGATTGAGAAAATCCCGTTTCTTTGTCAACTTTACAACGAGATTTTGTTTTCCTCGTTTCTGGAGTCTGTAGATATAATGATCTAGTTCTCTAGAATCGTTCTTCAATCTTTCTACCTGTGTACACTGCATAAACTTCTCCTTATTTTAGTTATGTGTACATAACAAAAAGAGATCAGCTGGAAGGTAACATATTGGGGTACGCCTCCGTAACTAACTTCTTAGTCAAACCTTTTACTGGAGATTTCTTATTCACCATATCGATGACGATTAGTGCGTCCTCGGCGTGAATACTCTCCAAGAGTTGTATGAATCTTTGTTCGATCCTGAACTGTTGCATTTGTGCAGAACGAGCGCCCTCAACAAAGTCACCAAATTGACGATGCAATTTGCGTAACGATGACGGTACACTTTCTGGTCTGTTTGGATTGTAAGGTGGTTTACCTTCGGGTAAGACAAACTTAAGACGTGGATCATAGATGCCACGACAAATGTCTTTGATTGCGGGAACTGATTTTCCCTGTTCTTGTAAGAATTTAATCTTATCGGATCGCTTTGTCAGTTTTTCAAATTCTTGAAAAATCTCAAACACTTCTTTTTCCATAATTATTCCTTAGCTTATATATGCATCTAGAACCCTCTAGACACCATTAAAATGTGGAAAAAATATTGATTATTTTTCCAGTTTATGCCCTTGGGTTCTACGGACAATATCGTCACCATCGAACTCTGCCCAATATAACTCAAACGCAACACCATCTTCAACACCAACGAATTGATGCCATTTGCCAGGCGCTACCTTATAGTAATCACCCGCACGTAGAACTGTTTGATCACAGAGCATATTAGGTCTAAGATCATTTGGTTCTTCTTGCCAAGTCTTGACTAATAGACATCCTGACTCTACAAAGAAACCGTTCCACTTGGTTTTATGATAGTGTTCACTGCAACAATGATTTGCTTTGAACTCAATACGATGAAATTCAAACGTATTGTTGTGTTCAATCAACTCAGTGTTACCCCATATTTTTCCTGCTTTCATAATTGTTCTCCGTTTACAATTATTATATATGCACAAAAAAAGGGGAGTTTTATTTTGGTCAAAAACTCCCTCACCGTAAAAGACAACTTGCAAGAGTTGTTCTAAAGTTTAGTTATAGGTCTATTAGAACTCTACGCAATGCAGAAACACTTAGACCACCCTTGCGGGTCGAGTGCGGTACATCCATCCAAAGCCTACTCAACTGTGTTCACCTAACACTCTAACTTTCTCATCTATGGCAGGGGGCTACTTCTCCTACCTTCTTCACGTGATACCTCTATAGTGAGAAAGTATCTTGGAGCGGAGTCACGGATTTGAACCGCAATCTGTTCCTTGGAAGGGAACTGTTTTACTATTAAACTAACTCCGCAAAACTTTTACTACTCAACTCCGTAGTAGTTTTTTGTCTCTTCTAACATCTCTTGATATTCAGCAATCAAGTATTGGATCGTTGGCAACTTTTCAAGGTTATTAGCCGCAGTCGCAGTGACCAATTCTTTTTCCTGAACCTCAATCATTTTTTCTATTGCAGTCAACTTCTGGACTACAAAATCGGGTATCGGCTTCAACACGGGAACACCTTAATATCTGTATAATGCTTTCTGTGGAAGTAGTCAGTCATACTATCATCGTGACAGAACCAGTTGTCACCTTTCATAGCATCGACAACTTTGTTTAACATCTCAACCCTCACAGGGTCAGCACCATAGTGGTCTTCAATCCAATACTCATTAATGTTCAATCCCCACTTTGCAGTGAACTCATCCTCTGCAAACTTATCGGCAAACATTCCGATAGTATCCTTGATTTTCAAAACCAAGCTGCTGTGGTGGTCGATACTCAAAGTACCTTTCAAACCATATTCTTTCAAGACTCCCTTAACAACAGGAGCGATCACTTTTTTCTCTTCTTGACTAATATATGCCATAATTTATTACCTCTCTCAATCAATTACTAAGCTATAGTACCACCCTTGGCAGGAAAAGTCAACAGCTTTTTTAACTTTTTTTTCTCTGCGGGAGTGGGTTTAAAATGTGGGTTCAAGAAGTATTCTTGAAGAAGTGTCCCTTTCTTGTAACCCTTCATCCTTCAACCCTATCGTGAATTGGAAGTGGGCCGAAACTGAAGACATTACCAGCATCGTCACCCATAATTTTTCTACACGCCTCACCAAACCTTGAATCAGATGTTGATGCGAAATTACCACCGAACATTGTCCAAGATTCTTTCTCAAGTTCCACTTCGGGAACTAGTTTCAAAGAACACCCAAACCCAAACTTTTGCTTCAGGATTTGAGCAGCGGGATAATCCTCACAAGGTTCAAATGGCCCGTTACAGTTAGTCACTGTAAAAC